GAAATGATGTAAAAAATAAGGTCGGAAAAAAAAACGACCTTATTTTTTTTTAAACATATTGACTACGACAATTATTTATCTTATATTTTCTATTGTAAACTTTTAAATTATATACACATATGGCGACAAACAATGTTTTAGATGCAGTTTTGGCACAGTACGAAAACGCAAAACAAGGTGGTTCTTCTTCCACCTCAAAATTTTCACAAGAAGACAGAATGAAAAAGTATTTTGCTGCAATACTTAAAGATAACGAAAAACAAGGACAAAAAAGGATTCGTATCCTACCAACACCTGACGGTTCATCACCATTTAAAGAAGTGTGGTTTCACGAAATCCAAGTTGATGGTAAATGGCAAAAATTTTACGACCCAGCAAAAAACGATAACGAAAGATCTCCATTAAGTGAGGTTTACGAAGAGTTAATGTCAACTGGAAAAGAATCCGACAAAGAATTGGCAAAACAATACAAACCTCGTAAGTTTTATATTGTTAAAGTTATTGACCGCGACAACGAACAAGACGGAGTTAAGTTTTGGAGATTTAAACACAATTACAAACAAGAAGGAATTTTTGATAAAATTATTCCAATCTATAAGGCTAAAGGTGATGTTGCTGATGCGGAAAAAGGTAGAGACCTTATCCTTGAATTAACAAAAGCAAAAACACCAAAAGGGGCTTTTTATACCGTAATACAAACGGTAATGTATGATGATCCATCACCAGTACACGATGAGGCAGATACAATGTCCGAATGGGTTAATGATGAATTAACTTGGGAAGATGTTTACTCTAAAAAACCAACAGAATACTTGGAGTCAATCGCCAGAGGTGAAACACCAAGATGGGATACAGACGCTGGTAAATATGTGTATTCAGATACGTCAGAAGGCGAAATCACAATGGGTGGTTCTAAAACAACAACAGAACCAACATATGTAGATCCACAAGTCAACGAAGAAGTTGATGAAGAATTACCATTCTAATTAAAATTTTAAAAAAATTATATGGGTATATTGCTTGACAATGTACCCATATTTTATTATCTTTAAATAAAAACATTATGGCATTAAGGAAAAAAGAATTTAAATTTGAGGATATTAAATCAAAATTCTCTAGCAAAACAAAATATAAACCAGAAGCGTTCTATAATTGTGGAGAAGCATTTATGGAAGCGTGCGGATTACCAGGTCCTGTAATGGGGGGTATATCGATGCTCTTGGGTCACAGCAACGCGTCAAAAACCACAGCAATGATTTTGGCTGCTGCGGATGCGCAAAAAAAAGGACATTTACCTGTGTTTATTATCAGTGAAAAAAAATGGAATTGGGACCACGCCGTAGAGTTAGGACTACAAGCGACAAAGAATGAAGAAGGTGAATGGGAGGGAATGTTTATATTTAATGATTCTTTTGACTATCTAGAACAAGCAACCGACTTTATGAATGAAATTTTAGATGCTCAAGAAAAGGGGGATATACCATATAGTATTGTATTTTGTTTTGACTCAATCGGATCCATCCCATGTCAAATGACATACGAAGGAAAGGGTGGAGGCATGCATACAGCAAAAGTATTAGCAGATAAAGTTGGGATGGGACTACACTCAAGAATTTCAAAATCAAAAAAAGAAGATTACCCATATTATAATACATTGATCGTGGTTAATCAGCCTTGGGTTCTTCTTCCGGACAACCCGTTCGGCCAGCCTGAAATCAAAAGTAAAGGTGGTGAGGCAATTTGGTTAGCTAGTAGTTTAATATTTCTTTTTGGAAATCAAAAAAAATCAGGTATTAACCATATTGACGCAACAAAAAATGGTAGAAAAATTTCATTCGCAATACGAACCAAAATATCAATACTTAAAAATCACGTTAACGGATTAGGTTATAAAGATTCAAAAATTATTGCCGTTCATAATGGTTATATCTCAGACACAAAAGAATCGTTAGATAAATACAAAAAAGAATTTTCAGATTATTGGGCAACTAAAATGGGTGGTAATGATTTTTCATTGGAAGAATCAAAAGAACCTGATTTTGAAGATTAAAAAAAATGTTTAAAATAACATTTTTAAAAAAAAACTAGATATTTATTAATATATGGGAAGAGTTAAAGTTGATACAGATAAAAAAAAGAAAAGTATTTCGGTTGCAATGGAACCAGAGGTTCTTGATTATATTAGAAACAAACATATCAATCTTTCTTCCCTAGTTAATAAACTATTGAAAGATTATATTAAAAATGGAAACAAAGATTTGTAACAAGTGTAAAATTGAAAAAGAACTAATAGAATTTTATAAATCAAAATCAAGTAAAGATGGTTATAATGGGTGGTGTAAAATTTGCCTTAATGAAAAAAATAATAAATGGCGTGAGAATAATAGGGATATTGTAAATCAGTGTTCTAAAAATTGGTATCAAAATAATAAAGATAAAAAATCTGAATATTTTGAAAAATATCGTTTAGAAACACCAGAAAAACTTAAAGAGACAGGAAGGAAGTATCGTGAAAAAAACAAAGAGATTATAAAACAAAAAAAGAAAATTTATAATGAAAATTATAAACAAAAAAGAAACGAACTTCGTAGAGAAAAATTAAAAACGGATATTTTATTCAAACTCGTGAACAGCGTCAGATCTCGGTTAAGAAAATATCTAAAAACAAAAAACATAACCAAAAAAAACACAACTTTTGAAATTGTAGGTTGTACACCCCAGGAATTAAAAGAACATTTAGAAAAACAATTTGTTGACGGAATGGGGTGGGAAAACAGATTTGAGTGGCATATTGATCATATTATACCATTATCATCTGCTAAAACTGAGGAAGAATTATATCAGTTATGTCATTATACTAACCTACAACCACTTTGGGCTATTGACAATCTCAAAAAAAGTAACAATATTTTATAAAAAAAAACAAATGAACGATAAATTAAAAGTAATTTCACTATTTTCCGGATACGGAACACAAGAATTGGCATTAAAGTATATTGGTGTGGATTATGATGTTATTGCAAACTGTGATAACTTTAAGGCGGCCAACGAATGTTATGACGCACTACACACAACACAAAATGGTAACTTGGGTGATATTAGACAAGTAAATGAGAACACTTTTCCCAATTCTGATCTATTAACATACTCTTTTCCTTGTCAGTCAATTTCTATTTCCGGTAAACAAGAAGGAATTAAAGAAGGTACAAGAAGTGGGTTATTGTATGAGGTTGAAAGACTTTTGTCTGTTAATAGACCAAAGGTTTTATTAATGGAAAACGTTAAGAACCTAGTTTCAAAGAACCACTATGAAGCGTTTAAAAAACACATTTATTTCTTACGAGGACTTGGGTATTCATCTTACTGGAGATTATTAAATGGTGCTGATTTCGGTTGCCCCCAGAATAGAGAGAGGGTTTTTATGATTTCAGTATTACACGGTAATCCAAATGAGGTTAAAGAAAAGATGATGAATGTTGATCGTTATAAAAAACCGAGAGTACCAATGTTGTCATTTATTGATAGTAATATTGATGAGTCTTTGTTTGTTGATTGTCCGTTCACCTTACACGAAGCAAAACAAAATACTGTTTGTAAATTGGTTGCAAGGAGAGATGATATTAACTATGATCAAATGAGACGTATTTATTCGTTGGATGCTTGTTCACCTTGTTTAACAACCAGTGGGTCACCACAAATTATGACACCAGATGATAGGGTACGAACACTTACTGCTAGAGAGGGTTATAGATTTATGGGTGTTAAAGATTCTGATATTGACGTTATGTTAACAACATCGTTATCAACTAGGGCTCACATTTCATTGGCCGGTAATTCTATTTGTGTTCCAGTTATGGAAGCGATATTTAGTGAGTTTTTTGCGGATTACATTGTAGGTTCTACGGTGTCAAATCCCCTTAATGAAACAACAAATGTCTAAGACCTTATTGGTTGATGGTAATAACCTACTGAAGATCGGAATACATGGTGTTAAAGACTTTTTTAATAATGGTGAACACGTTGGTGGTATTTGGCATTTTATTAATACGTTAAGAAAGTTCTTAGAAGATAACAATTATAACAAGATTGTTGTTTGTTGGGACAGTGAAACTGGATCCTCAGAGAGACGTTCGTTTTACCCCAAATACAAACTTAATCGGAAACAAAAGGGTGAAGGTGATCAAGACATTGAACATTCCTTTACACGTCAGAAAAACAGGGTAAAAGAATACCTTGAGGAAATGTTTGTTAGGCAGTTAGAGGTTGAAAATTCTGAAGCGGATGATTTAATCGCTTATTATTGTCAGATATCCCAGGATGAAGAAAAGACAATATTTTCATCTGATAGAGATTTGACACAATTAATATCTGATAAGGTGAGAATTTATTCACCACAACAAAAAAGATATTATAATAATGGTGATAAGATTAAAATATATGAGGCCGAAATTCCCCACTATAACGTTAAGACCTATAAGATATTAACTGGTGATAGTTCAGATAATATTGATGGTATTTTTTATTTAGGTGAAAAAACATTTCTTAAATTTTTTCCTGAGATACTTGACACAGAAGTAAATTATACCGATATTTTAATAAAGGCCGAAGAATTATTAAAGGAAAAAAAGAATTCCACTTTACAAAACCTTTTAAGTGGAAGAACTAAGGATGGTATATTTGGAAATGAGTTCTTTGTTGTAAATGAGAAATTGGTGGATTTGGATAACCCATTAATTTCAGAGGAGGGGAAAGAATTGGTTAAGTTGTATTATTCCGAAACGTTGGATCCAGATGGTAGAGGACATAGAAACTTAATTAGGATGATGATGGACGACGGATTCTTCAAGTATTTACCCAAAGGTGATGACGCTTGGGTTGGGTTTTTAAAACCATTTTTAAAGTTATCAAGAAAAGAAAAAACAAATTTTAGAAACAGAACAAAAAAGTAAAAAATGAGAGAGCAAGATGCAACAAAAATAGAATTTTTGTTAACGTGTAACGATAACATTGTCGTACAACGATTTTTTAATGTTAAGGGTTATAATAAAACTGCCCACAAATCAGAAGAGTTTTATGATTATATTAGAATGTTTTGTAATGATTTGCAAAATAATTTAAAAATGCGAACTGTCGTATATATGTTGGAAAACAAATATGAGATTGGGGAAAATCCTGACGTGTTAAATACGTCAATAACAGAGGGTGATGAAAATTTTAATTTATTTATTAAGGTGGATAATATGACAATTTGTCATAGAGTTTTTGATGCTAAAGTATACCCACCAAAGGTAAGATATACCGTAGACCTACGCCCAAGGCTAAAAACAATACTTACTGAGTTAACTGACATTTTTTCAGGTAAAAATTTTAATTATATCTATCCACAATTTATCTAATATTAGTAGTATTTATCATTACTAACAGAAAGAAAAACTATGGCGACAAACAAAAACTTTGAATATCTTGGAAACAATTTCCAAATCCAGTTACTTAACCAAATCGTATTAGATAAGGAGTTTTCACATTCAATTGTGGAGGTGATTGAAAACAACTATTTTGAAAACAAATACTTTAAAATCATTATACAAATGATTAAAGAGTATCATAAAAAATATGATCACACACCATCATTTGACACACTAGAACAGGTGGCTAAGTCTGAATTACAACAAGAAACGGCGATTAAAGTTGTTCTTGACACAATTAAGAAAATTAAGAACGCGCCAATTGAGGGTGCCGATTTTGTACAAGAAAAAGCGTTGAAATTTTGTAAACAACAAGAGTTACAACGTGTTATGAAACAAGCACAAAAGATTATTGATGGTGGTGAGTTTGAAAACTATGATACCCTAGAGGAAATGGTTAGAGAAGCGTTGATGGTTGGGTCAAAAGATACAACAACAATGGACGTTTTTTCAAATCTAGATCAAGTGTTAGATGAAGATTATAGACACCCAATACCAATGGGAATACCTGGTATTGATAGACTATTAAAAGGTGGTTTAGCAAAAGGTGAATTGGGGGTTATCTTGGCACCAACAGGTGTGGGTAAATCAACAATCTTAACAAAGATTGCTAATCATGCGTATAACCTTGGATTTAATGTCTTACAAATATTCTTTGAAGACAACCCTAAAGTAATCCAGAGAAAACATTTCACACTTTGGACTAAGATTCATCCTGATGAATTATCAGAAAAAAAAGATGAGGTAATGACTAAAGTTAGGGATATTGAAAAAACAATGTCAAACACATTAGATTTAAAAAAATTACCATCTGACACTAAAACAATGTCACAAATAAAAAACGAGATTCGTAAAATGATTGGTGACGGTATTAAAGTGGATATGGTTGTATTAGATTATATTGACTGTGTTTTACCAGATAAAAACTTAGGTGACGAATGGAAAAGTGAAGGGTCCGTAATGAGAGGTTTTGAGGCTATGTGTCACGAATTAAATCTTGTGGGGTGGACAGCAACCCAAGGAAATCGATCAAGTATTTCATCACAAGTTGTTACAACAGACCAAATGGGTGGTTCAATTAAGAAAGCACAAGTAGGTCACGTTATTATATCTATAGCGAAATCGTTACAACAAAAAGAGATGAAGTTAGCAACAATCGCAATTACCAAATCCAGAATCGGAGATGATGGTGTTGTATTTGAAAATTGTAAATTTGATAATAGTATGATTGAAATTGATACAGAATCAACAACAACATTCCTTGGTATTGAAGAACAAAAAGAAGAACGCCAACGACAAAGAGTTAAGGAATTGTTGGAAAGAAGAAAAGAAAGAGAAGGTAAATAATAAAAATAATTAAAATAAAGAATATGGAAAAAATATTAGTAAATAACCCCAACCGATTTGTGATTTTCCCAATTGAACATAATGACATTTGGGATTATTATAAACAACATCAAGCGGCTTTCTGGACGGCAGAAGAAGTTGATTTGACAAATGACATTAGAGACTGGGAAGGCTTAACTGAAAATGAAAAATATTTCATTAAAAATGTGTTATCATTTTTTGCAGCGTCTGATGGGATTGTTAATGAGAATTTAGCGGAAAACTTTTATAGAGAGGTACAATACCCTGAAGCAAAATTCTTTTATGGATTTCAGTTGGCAATGGAAAACATTCATTCATTAATGTATTCATTGTTAATTGATACGTACATTACAGATCAAAAAGAAAAGGATGAATGTTTTAATGCAATTGATAGATTACCAGCGGTACAAAAAAAGGCAAAATGGGCTTTAGAATGGATTGAAAACGCGTCGTTCGCGGAACGTTTAGTTGCGTTTGCTGCAGTTGAAGGTATATTCTTCTCAGGTTCGTTCTGTTCTATCTTCTGGTTAAAATCTAGGGGTATTATGCAGGGGTTATGTAATGCTAACACATTGATTTTTAAAGATGAAAATCTACATTGTGATTTTGCTATCCATTTGTTGAATAATCACTTAGAAAATAAACCATCAGAAGACCGAATTAAAGAAATACTATTATCGGCACTTGAGATTGAAAAAGAATTTATAACAGAATCATTATCGGTATCGTTAATTGGGATGAACTCAAACTTAATGAAACAATACCTTGAGTTTGTTGTTGACGGATTACTACTTAAATTTGGTTGTAGTAAACACTTCAATGTTGAACAACCGTTTAAATTTATGGAACAAATTGCTCTTGAAACAAAAGGTAATTTCTTTGAATCAAGAACAATGGAATATCAAAAAGCCAAATTAAATGAAACAATAACATTCACGGAGGATTTTTAAAATATAATTTATGTCACTAAAAATAATTAAACGAGATGGGGAGATCGTATCATTTAATCCCCAAAAAATATACAACAGAATTAAAAAATCCGCTAAAGGGTTAAATGTTAACTCTGATGAAATCTTTATTAAAGTAATTACATCTGTACCAACAGAAGGTGAAGTAACAACAAAGGAGTTGGACAAGTTGGTATATGAGATTGCTGCGGCGTATACAGGTAGTCACCACGACTACTCAAGGTTAGCGGCAACGGTTGCAATATCATCATATCACAAAGAAACAAACCCTAGTTTTACACAAACAATGTTTGAACTTTATGAAGAAGGTATTATTAACGATATACTAATTGAAACAATTAAAGAGTATGGTGAAGAAAATATTGACGCAATAATTGAACACGAAAACGATTATAACTTTGATTATTTTGCTTGGAGATCGTTACAAGAAATGTATTTATTAAAAAAATCAAACGGTAAAACGATTGAAAGACCTCAACATATGTATATGCGTGTTGCATTGTGGACAACCAATACTTTTGAAGAGGCTGTTGATTATTATAAATCATTGTCAAAACAATTAATTTCCAAAGCAACACCAATTATGATTAATTCTGGAACAAAAGTTCCTCAATTAGCATCGTGTGTATTACATTATAATAATGCGGATTCAAGACAAGGTCTTTTGGATACATTGACAGATATCTCAACGTTTTCATCTGATGCCGCGGGGATTGGATTAGCAATGTCTAATATCCGAAGTAAAGAAAGTAGAATATCAACATCTGGTGGTTATGCTGGTGGTTTATTGAAATACCTTAAAATTGTTAATGAATCATTAAGATTTTTTAACCAACAAGGTCGTAGACCAGGATCCGCGGCAATTTATTTAGAACCTTGGCATAAGGACATTATTGATTTATTGGAAATCAAGAAAAACACAGGAGCTGAAGAACTAAGAGCCCGTGATCTATTCACAGCGCTTTGGATACCAGATAATTTTATGGAAGCGGTTAAGAACAATGGTGACTGGTATTTATTTTGTCCAAGTGATATTATTAAATCTGGGTTAAAACCACTACAAGATACTTATGGTGATGAATATGAAACAAACTATAATAAGGCGGTTAGTTTAGGTTTAGGTAAAAAAGTTAAGGCACAAGATATATGGTCAAAAATCATTGAATCACAAGTTGAAACTGGTGTTCCTTATTTATGTGCTAAGGATAGTGCTAATAAAAAAACCAACCATCAAAACATTGGGGTTCTTAAACAATCCAACCTCTGCTCCGAAATTTTCCAAACGACGGATGAGGCAACCACCGCGATTTGCAGTCTATCATCAATAGTTATAAAGAATTTTATACAAGGGGGTAAATTTAATCACGAGTTATTATTCCAAGAGGTTAGAAAGGTTGTGAGATCGTTAAATAAAGTAATTGATATAAACAACTACTCAACAGAAAAGGGTAGAAAGGGTGGTCTAGAACAACGAGCAATTGCTATTGGTGTACAAGGACTTGCGGATGTTTTTTACTTAATGGATTATATCTTCACATCAGAAGAAGCAAAACGACTTAATAAAGAAATATTTGAAACGATATACTATGGTGCGATTTACGAAAGTAATCAACTATGTATTGAGGGTAAATATAAACCATATGACTATTTTGATGGGTCACCGATGTCACAAGGTGTGTTTCAATTTGATATGTGGGGGTTAAATGAGGGTAGTTTATTTTGGGATTGGTCAACATTAAAAGAAAACGTTATTAAACACGGTATTTGTAACTCACTATTTACTGCTCAGATGCCAGTAGCCTCGTCGGCAAAAATTACCGGTTCATATGAAATGACAGAACCAGCACATTCCGCAATATTTAATAGACGTGTTGTTGGGGGTGAAATTACGATTGTTAACAAGTATTTAATTAATGATTTTGAAAAAATTGGAATATGGTGTGAGGATTTAAAGAATGAAATTATTATGAACGAAGGTTCAGTCCAAAATATCAATTTTAATAATTACCTTGATCCAGAAGATAAAAATTATATTAAAAAGGTAAAAAGAATTGAACATCTAATACCAAAATATAAAACAATCTGGGAGATATCACAAAAACAACTTATTGATATGGCAACAGATAGAGCGCCTTTTATTGATCAATCACAATCAATGAATATCTATATGGCAGACCCAACACTATCAAAAATCACATCATCACATTTTCATTCTTGGGAAAGTGGTTTAAAAACATTGTGTTATTATGTTAGAACAAAGGCTATCTCAACTGGGGCGAAACATTTGGCTGTAGACATTACAAAAAGAGAAACACCAAAACAGGAACAACCAAAAATAAATTATACAAATATTAATTTACCACCAAAACCCGAAAATTCTGACTTTGAATGTTTTGGATGTTCATCATAAAATATAAAAAACCACTAATTAGTGGTTTTTTTTTGTTATAACGATATATTTATAAATAAAAAATTATGAAATTAATTATTACAGAAGAAGAAAAAAATAGAATACTTGGTATGCACCAATCGGCAACCTCAAGACAGTATTTAAAGGAAAATACGGGATATGATAGTTCTGGTGGTGCGCCAATAAATGATGGGTCTGGTGCTTATAATTATTTTATGGGTTTAATAAAAAAAACTGGAAAATTAGATAAAAACACTGCTTGGCTCGGTAAAACGACATATTGGATTGTAACACAACCTTGGCAAGAAGGAACCGGTACCATTCCTGGAAATTTTGCTTATTTAACAATGAGAGGAATTGTGAAGAGAAATGGTCTTTATTTTGACGTTTCAAATGATAATGAATCTATCACAACATTCAAGTTAGGAAAAACAAATGCTGATTCATTTTTGATTGCCGAAACAGCAAATGAAGTTGAAAATTGGTTACCAAACACACAAACATTAAAATCACTAGGTGCGGGAACTCCAGGTGGAAATATGGGACTTGTAGGTGGTTTAACAAATTTTAAATCAATGGTTAAAAATTTACCTAATAAGGACCTTTTATTAAAAAATTATGTTAATGCGTCAGCTCAACCTAATTTTAAAAATGCAGTACCACAAGATCAGATGGATTTATACACAACATCCGCAACATCCGTTAAACCAGCAACATCCGTTAAACCAGCAACACCAACAAAACCACAATAAAAAATAATGAAAAAATTCTTAATAACAGAAGAAGAAAAATCAAGAATACTTGGTATGCACAAAAGTGCAATTGCTAGAGAATTTTTAGGTGAACAAGGAACTCCAGCAGTACCAACAGGTACACAACCAGCACAACAACCAGCAACTCCAGTAGTCGCGCCGGTAGCCGCAGGAACACAACCAGCACAACAACCGAATCCAACATTGGATCGTTTAAATCAACTTATGGGTACGTCATTACCTCAAAACGCAAGAAACGAAGACGTAATTAATGCGTATAAAACATATTTGGGTACAGATATTAATGGTATGGTTGGTAAAACGATTGTTGTGTTTAAAAACGCAAACACAGCAAACCCAACAATTTTAGGTTCTACAATTGCTTCTGAATTTATTATTGGATCATTATACTTTAATGGTACTAATACAACCTGGGTTTGGAAAACACCAATTAAAACTAACTTTAATGAAAGTGACCAAGAGAATAATTACACCGTTACAGATGGCGTTAACGCAATAAGAAAGGGTGTAAGTTTATTCACATTACAAGGTGGTGCAGTTACAGACTTACAAAACATTGGTTTAGTAAAACAAAGACTAACACCACTTGTTGGTACTTTTGGTATGGTAGCAAAAAATCAGACACCATACTCAAGTTGGGTAACTAAAGCGAACCCACAAAATACAGACACAGGATTTTTTACTATAACACCATTTATTGCCGGCACTGGATCACAATTATCATCAACGATTACACCGATTGCGGCAACACCAGCAACACCAACAAAACCATAAAAATAAACAATAATATATTTATAAATAAAAAACAATGAAAAAAATAATTAGATTAACAGAATCAGATCTTACAAGAATTGTAAGACGTGTGATTAAAGAACAAGGTGTTAGAACTCTTGTACCATTAACAATTTCGGTACCATTTAGAAAAGACTCAACAGGTCAAATGGTTTTTGACCCAAATTATCAAGTTAAAATTTTTGCAAAGAATGGTGAAGGGACAGAACAAACTAGTTTGGAAAACTACACAAAAATTGTAGGTCTCCAAATAACAAGTGAGTATTTTGTGAATCCAGTTACTAAAAAAGATGCTGCAGGAAATATCGTAGGTTCTTTCTCAATCGGAAATCAAAAAAACCTTGGAACTTACTTGAAAAACCAAGTAGGAAAAACAACACCTTTTTCGGATCAAAGTATTTCAATAACTATAGGTCAAGTACCTTCTGGTTCAACAATAGTATACGGTGGTGGAACAAAATTTGTAATGTACGACACTGGTGCTAAAGTAGCAACACCAACAAAACCATAATAAAAAAAACCCATCTTTTGATGGGTTTTTCATTTTAAGAACCTTTTACAATTATAAAGTCTGAGAATTTGGTTAACTCAATAAAATTATCTGTGTTTGAGAACCAAGTTACTTGTTCGTTATCAATATCGGTATTAATAACCATCCAGATGTTATATTCGTCAATTAAAAACTTAACTAAGATAACACCATCTTTATCATCAAAGGTAATTTCACCCTCACTCAAAACAATGTTGTTTTTGATGTGTGTGAATGACTTGTTTGTTAAATCAATGTTATATGTACTATTAACTTTTCTATATTCATAAACTAAACTGTCGTCATTAATAAGATTAAAAACACTGGTGTCATAACCATATGTGTCAATAACACCTGACACCTCAATTTTAATAACTTGTGAATTAACAGAAGTTGTAAATAACAGACATAAAATAAAAATAATTGTTTTCATAATGTTTGGGTTTTAAATTATTAATACATCAAAGATATATATATTACTAAAACAAACGTAAATTTTAACATTTTTTAACAATTTGTCTTTTATATAAATATTTGAGAATGTTCCAGAACACAACAACATCTTTTTTCTTTATATAAAACAACCAACCATTATATTTATTAAATATGGCAAATGGTGTAACATATGGGATAAATTTTCCTTTTAGAGATTCTTTTAATGGACGTTATTTAGATTTATCTGACACTACGGATGAAGAAATTAGAACTGATTTGGTGCATTTATTATTATCCAGAAAAGGAACAAGATATTTTTTACCAGACTTTGGTACGAGATTATATGAATATATTTTTGAACCATTAGACGGGCCAACGTTTGCTGATGTTGAGTCTGAAATTAGGGATTCTGTTGAAAAATACATACCTGGGATTCAGATTTTAAATATTGAAATTAAAGATGCTTCTGAGGGTGAAGAAAATAAAGGTACATTTATTAATTCACAAGGTGAACGAGAATATACGGTACAAGGTATTGGTGAAAAAGAACATACGGCAAGAATAAAAATAAATTATAGGGTAACAAATCAAGCGTTTGAAAGTACAGATTTTGTTATTATTAATATTTAATAATTATGGCAGAGAAAAAGATTTCATATACGGCTAGGGATTTCCAAACGATTAGAACGGAATTAATAAATTTTACACGAACGTATTATCCAGATTTAATCCAGAACTTTAATGATGCTGGTGTTTTTTCTGTTTTAATGGATTTGAACGCGGCGGTAACTGATAATCTACAATTCCAAATAGATAGAAGTATTCAAGAAACGGTATTACAATACGCACAACAAAAATCATCAATTTATAACATAGCAAGAACATACGGATTAAAAATCCCTGGTCAACGACCTTCTGTTGCGTTAACTGATTTCTCAATTACGGTACCAGCGTTTGGTGATAAAGAAGATTTAAGATATTGTGGTATATTAAGACGAGGATCGCAAGTATCTGGTGCTGGACAACCATTTGAAACTGTTTATGATATTGATTTTGCATCACCATTAAATGGTGAGGGTTCACCAAATAGACTTAAAATACCAAATTTTGATTCAAACGGTAAAATTTTAAATTATACAATAACAAAAAGAGAGGTTGTTGTTAATGGGACAACAAAGGTATTTAAGAGAGTTATTACACCAAATGATGTAAAACCTTATTTTGAATTATTCTTACCAGAAAAAAATGTTTTGGGAATAACAAGTGTTTTATTAAAAGATGGTACACAATATACAACAATACCTGAACCACAAGAATTTCTTGGGTTGGATAACAGATGGTATGAAGTTAAAGCGTTGGCCGAAGATAGAGTGTTCATTGAGGACCCAACAAAGGTATCAGACCAACCTGGTGTTAAAGTAGGTAAATATATCACAACTAACACTAAATTCATTAGTGAATACACACCAGAAGGTTATCTAAAAATGACATTTGGTGGTGGTAATGTTTCGGCTGAAGAACAATTAAGAGAATTTACAAGAACTGGTAATTCATTTGATTTAAACAAATACTCAAACAATCTAGCACTAGGTGCTGCGTTAAAGTCAAACTCTACTTTATTTATTCAATATAGAATTGGTGGTGGACAATCAACAAACCTTGGATCAAATGTGATTACACAGATTGGTACGGTTTCGTTTTTTGTTAATGGACCATCAGAAACGATTAATAAAAGTGTTATTAATACATTAAGATGTAATAACGTGACAGCAGCAATAGGAGGGGCGAACGCACCAACAACTGAAGACGTAAGACAAATGGTTTCATTTAATTTTGCGGCACAAAACAGAGCGGTAACAATTAATGATTATGAATCAATAATAAAAACAATGCCATCACAATTTGGTGCACCAGCAAAAGTTGCGATAACTGAAGAAAACAATAAGATAAAAGTTAAAATGTTATCTTATGATAGTAATGGTAATTTAACTGATACAATATCAAACACACTAAAAAGTAATTTATCAAATTATTTATCAAACTATAGAATGATAAATGATTATATCTCAATTGAGAGTGCAAACCCAATTGATCTATCTGTTGACGTTGACGTTGTATTAGACGCGACACAAAACCAAGGTGCTATCATATCAAAATTAATTAATATTGTAACAACATTCTTTAGTCCAACAAATAGACAATTAGGACAAAACGTTAACGTATCTGAATTAAGAAGAATTATCCAGAACGAAAATGGAATTGTGAGTATTTCGGATTTAAGGTTTTTTAATAAGGTTGGGGGTCAGTATTCTTCATATCAGACATCACAAAGGTATTCCGATTTATCAACAAAACAAATTGAATTAATTAATGATACGATATTTGCGGAACCAACACAGACTTATCAAGTTAGGTTTCCGAATAAGGATATTAATGTTAGGGTAATAAACTTAAAAACTGTGAATTTTTCATAATATTTATTGATATGAAAATAATTATAACCGAAAATCAATACAAGTTAATTAAAGAAAACATTTCTTTAAAAGAAAAATTAAAGGACTTAATCAAAAAGGTTGGTTTTGAATCAATGGTAAGAGTTGTTGGATCCTTGGATAAAACGTTTGAAATCTTTGATGTCAAAGAACCGATGGATTTCTTAAATTTATTTAATGATTTGGAATCGGTTCAGAGTGAAGAACGTGAAGATTGGACGTTATATCGTTATAAAAAAGGACATAATTTTATAGTTTACAATAGAAAAAATGATTATGTTCATATCAATTATGATGAAATTTGGTCAGTTTTAGAAGACAATTTTGGACTTAACTACTCTGAAACACAGAAACTTACAAAGAGATGGTTGGATGAGGTCTACAATTTAAGGGGAGTCACACCTTATATTTTTGACTTAACATCAACAGGGTTAAGGTTGGATGAGGTCTACAATTTAAGGGGAGTCACACCTCGCGAAAATATATCGTTCGATATGTCTCGGATTGGATGAGGTCTACAATTTAAGGGGAGTCACCGTCTATTGTAATATTTCCACAAAAAAGACATTTTTGTGAAACAACACCAATCTTTTACTTTTTCACAAACAAGATTATTCTTTGAAAATAGGAAATAAACTTAAAAAGTGTAAATTTTTCATAACATCAATATATTTATATTGTAAATAATAAATAAAAAAAAACGATGAAAAAAACAGTTAGATTAACAGAAAGAGATTTAACAAGAATTGTTAAAAGAGTAATTAAAGAAGGTAGTGAAAACATTGAAGATTTACGACACGAAAGATTAGACCTACTAAAAAGAATTAAAAGATTTGCAAACAAATCTTATAATTTAGAAAACACGGTAGATATTGATTTAGAAAACACGGTAGATATGGATGATGACGATATGTATGGTGTTGGTGAATGTGTTGAAACTGCAGACGAACTGCTCAAAGCCTTGAAAAGAATTGGTGAAGATCACGATATTAACGATTTTGAATAAATTTTAAATTAAAAAAACCCCAATCTCAAGTTGGGGTTTTTTATTTCTTTTACTTTTTCACAAACAAGATTATTCTTTGAAAATAGGAAATAAACTATTTATCAAAAAAGAAGGAATTAATGCCCAAGTCATATAGAATAAGAACCGAGATTGGTCAAGACAAGTATGTTAATGTTAAATTAGAACAAGATTTTGACCAATTAGAAATATTATCACTTAAAATAAACGAATCCGATATATACACTAGAGTTTGTTCGGATTATGGTGTTATTGTTGGTCGTGTTTTGGTTAATGGTGGGTTTGGAGTACCAAACGCAAAAGTATCGGTTTTTATACCGTTATCAGATGAGGATGAGTTAAACCCATTGATTTCTGAATTATACCCATATAAAAATTTAACTGATTTAAATGAAGATGGTTATAGATATAATTTATTACCAAAAGACCCCTCTTATACAACACACGCAGCAACGGGAACGTTTCCAACAAGGGATGAGGTTTTGTTAGAACAATCGTACATTGAGGTGTATGATAAATATTATAAATTTACGGTTAAAACAAATGAAAGTGGTGACTATATGATATTTGGTGTACCAACAGGAACACAAACAATTGTAATGGATGTTGACTTATCCGATATCGGATGCTTTTCATTAACACCACAAGATTTAATTGACTCTGGTGTTGCCAACCCATCACAAGTTAACGGAAACACATTTAAAACCTCAACAAATTTAAACGAGTTACCACAAATTAAAACTTTAAATACGATTACTGAAATCGCACCATTTTGGGGTGATGCTGATATTTGTCAATTTGGTATAAATCGTCTTGATTTTGACTTAACCGCCGAGGCAAATATCAAAATTGAACCAACCGCTATTTTTATGGGATCAATAATAACAACAGCGGATGATGATGCTTTAAAAACAAATTGTAAACCAAAAAACAATACTGGTAATTTATGTGAATTAATATCTGGACCAGGTCAAATATTATCAATTAGACAAACAATATTTCCTGATAGTCAAAATTTACCGGTTTTAGAAGAGTATAAATTTGAACAAAATGGTAAAGTAATTGATGGTGACGGATCGTTTTTAACTAAAGTACCAATGAATTTGGATTATATTATTACAAATGAATTTGGACAACAAGTTTTATCAAACGACATAACAAAAGGAATACCAACAAAAGGAAAATATAGATTCAAGTTTAAATTTGAAAATGAACAAGGATTACAAAATGAGTTTTTACGAGCAAATTTTCTTGTCCCAAATATAAAAGAACACGGATGGACATCATCATCTAACGACCCATTTGACCCAACTACAGCGGTACCTTTAATAATTACGTTACCAGTTGGTACATTAACTGGAACGACAACAATAACACAAACAGGGGGGTTGTTATTTGAAAATACTATAAATTCATCTAATTTTTCCGTTGTCATAAATGGTCAACCATATTTTGGTGACACTGGTGTAATACCAGTAATTGCTGGTGACATAGTTCAGATAATCTCAAATCCAATTGATGATACACAATTACAAGATATAATCTTTAAATCGTTACCTCAAGGTTATTTTGATGTCTTGAGATCGTATACGTTTAGTTTAGATTGGGATGATTATGCCGATACTCAATCAGCAATTGATTGTGAAGACACTTTTTATGAGTTTCACTACAATAAAGTATATACGACATCGATGTTTCTTGACCGATACAAAAATGGTTTAGGTAGGGCAAAACACCTTGGAATTAAAGAAATTGATAATAGAACTTGTAAGACAACAGTAAATACATTCCCTGTTAATGATGCTATAAGAAATTTTGATTTTATATTTTTTGTTTTTAATATATTAATAACAATATTAACATTTCCGATACTAACGTTATTATTTGTGGCCCATCTAATTTCATTTATGTGGCCAATATTAAAATATGTTTTAATATTTTTAGGGATATATTTAACTTATACTGCTGGTGTTGCATTGGTTGAGTCAATACAAAGTGGTATACAAACAATAAACACAGGCATTGCGGCGGTAACGAATGCTGGGTTAGCCCTTGATTTTGTTAGGTTAATTTTATACACTGTTTATACCATTGGTGTGGCAGCATTTAAACTTGCAATGGCACTTGCGTTTTTAGCCTTTGCTGTTGTTGCGGCACTACGAATTAAAGGTTTCCCAAGAATTGGGTTACCAATGTTATCTTACCCCGAATGTACAAGTTGTGATTGTAAATGTGGTAACGCAGAAATGGATGACGACTTTGATGAAACGTCAATACAAAGTCAAATAGACGCAAACAATAACAATAATACAACTATAGCACAATCAAATTCATTTTTAGCACCTATAAATTTATCTGAAACATATGTTGTTGATCACCCTAACTTTGAAAATAGACCAGGGTTTGACGTAGACCAAAATAGTAAAGGTTGGTTCAACGACACAAGTACTGGGGGTTCTACAGATTATAACTATAGGTCACTTTTAAATCGTTTTTATGATCAAGAAATAACTGCTGAGGTTGTTGCACAATCATCAATTGACTTTAGAAGACTTTTTTCTGGGTGGGACGATTTGTCAACAACTAATAATCCTATGTATAAATCACCAGAGTTCTTCTTATTTGGTGCAGAAAAAGTTAGTGGTTCTAATAATGATAAACGTTGGTTCGCAAAACCAACGAAACAGACATACCCACAAAGGTTAAATGAATTTAATACGAGGGATAAATACTTCAACGGAGTAAACCAAATAACAACAACGATTAATCCATCTTTAGGTTCACAACAATTTAATGATCAACCATTAGTGTTACTAGTAAAAAAAGGGACTACCAATAATTTAGGGGTTGGTGAAATATTTTCTTTTGTTGACCCAAAAAAATCTAATGGTCAGATAAATATTACTGGTGCAACATTAAACCAATTTGGTTTAAATTCTGTAACTGGGACAACAATAACTGGAATCACAAGTTACCCTATAACATATGCACACCCATCAAATCCATCTGTGGGGTTAACAGCAAATATACAAATCGTACAAACAGGTAATACCGAAAATCAAGTACAATTTTTACCAGAC